CTACATCAGGTGCACCGAGGGAAGATGGGGCAGAAGGACGGCAAGCCGTTGCAGAACGACGGGCATGTGCCACTGACCCTACAGTCAGGGAAGTACGGCGGCGAAGAAGCCGCCGACTATGTGCTCGGAGCGTACCGCCCGCACCTCGACCCCGAGCTCACCTTCGATCAGATGGAGTTCCACAAGGGCGAGTTCTTTATGCAGTTCTTGAAGACCAGAGGCGGAGATCAGACACACCCTCAAGGTGTGGAACACAGAATCAACACTCGTTCAGGGCGGATCCGCCCGCTGAAACGATCCGACAACTACAATCAAGAGGCATTCTGATGAGCACACCAGACCCCGAATCAAGGCACGTCTTCGTGGCGTGTGACAAGCCTAAGAAGTGGTGGCAAATAACCCGCCACGCTTGGTACTGGGAAGACACAAAACCCGGCGATGTTGACGCCGTGCACTGCTATCGGTGCACCGCTGGAGGTATCTACGGTGGCGACCGATGAGAGGCTTACTATCGGCGGCAGCCCTAGCTGCCACACTACTCGCACCCGTCGCCTACCATGTAGCGATGCGCCTATACCTCACCAGAGAAGACGAAGGCGAAGCAGGCGAAGAAGCATGGGACCGCTACGTCGAAGAAGCAACAGCCTACAACGAATCTAAGCGGAGCAAGCCCCGACCCCGCACAGAGCTCGAAGATGTCGAGCGATACAACTGGGGGCAGGAGTGAACACCAATGAAACGAATCCTACTAACAGCGATCCTGGCTTTAGGGGTCTTCCTGACAGCGTGCACCCCCGCAGAGGTGGCAGCATACCTGACCCTCACACCGGAACAACAGCAGCTAGTCAACCAGAGGCACCCCGAACTCAACGGGACGAAACCACAATGGAGCCCGAGCCGGCACCCAACCCTAGTGTGCATACGTCATCACGAATCAGACCGTGGACCGTATCCTCACGGGAATGGCTACGCAGCACAGAACGGCACTTCCTCGGCCTCAGGAGCCTACCAGTTTATCGACGGTACATGGCGGACGATGAGCGCACGAGCAGGGCACCCCGGATACAGTCGAGCAAAGTACGCACCCGGCTGGGTTCAGGACGCCGTAGCTTTGTACACCGTCAACCAGTATGGCGCTTCGAGCTCGATGACATGGGCGGGGAGCGGCTGCTGATGCGACTGCCCATGCTGCGTTACCTCGACTGGAAACAATTGCCGCTCTGGAAGCGTATGATGCTACGCTTCAAGGGCACAACGTGGGAGACATACGATGGAACCGACTGACCTCGAAGACGCCAAACGTATCCCCATCCTCGACGTGATAGAGGCCCTCGATCTCGAGCCTCTCAGCCGGGACGGTAAGACGTTCTGCTGGCAGCATGAGGAGTACACCCCCTCAGTTCAGGTGTACGAGAATGAGAACCGGTGGCGTGCATACTGTTGCGCTACCGGCGGCGACACCATCGACCTAGTTAAAACCTATTTCGGTTGCAGCTTTGGTCGGGCGGTGCGCTGGATCCTGTCGACCGGCCTCGAACCCATTGAAGGGGACGGGGTTGGTCGGCGCAAGGTCAAAGAAGCCGTCGACTTCCTGCGGCGAGTTCAGACAGAGGTCGACGAGAGACCGGAGACCTGCGACGGGTGGATCCAAGCTCGCTGGCCCGGTGTGGCTAACGGGCCCAGTGGAGACCTCTTCTCCCCCACCACCCACTTCCACCTAGGGTGGACGCTCCAACATCTGTGGATACCACACTGGTACACGGACATGGACGGCTTACACTGCAACGGTGTGAAGACAAGGTTCTGGCTCAACACCGACAAGAAAGCCCTCAAAGGGTCCACCTACCCTCGCCTCTACCGTGCGCCACACGCACGGGCAGAGATGGCAGTCCTATGCGAAGGCGAATCGGATACATGGTGCATGGCCGCACAGCTGACAGACAAGCCCGACATAGAAGCCGTGGGTCTACCCTCAGGGGCAGGCCACCACCCCGAATCGATCATCAGCGAGCTCGGCCTATACAAGCACATCTACCTCGCACTCGACACGCAGAAAGACAACGGCGACGAGGACAAAGCCGGCGTCGAAGCAACCGAAGCCATCCTCGAAGCCCTCTGGCTTCGTGGCCCTTCAGGGGTAGAGATCCTACCCGTACCCGGCGGACGGGTAGCAGAAGCAACCGCCAACCAATGGAGACCATTCGCATGAGCAACCCGTCCAAACGTATCGGAACAGAATGGGAGAACGAATGCCTACCCCGACTCCAACGAATCTGGGGGGAACACGTCGACCGTTCAGCCCCAACCACACCGTCCAACGACTTCCACGGACAGCCCATACCAGTCGAAGCGAAATGCCGCAAGACATGGGGCATACCCGACTGGATCCGGAAGATCCGGGCGGTAGCATCCGACCACCGATGGGTCATCCTCATCTCCCCCAGAGACATGCGAACCATTTACTCGAAACAGATCGGACAGATAGCAGTCCTCGACATCGAGTTCGCAGAAGAACTACTCCAATGCTACTACGACAACCAGGAGCCAACCGAATGAGCCAGCCACACATCCTCTACATAGCGGGCCCCATGTCCGGGATCCACGAATGGAACTTCCCAGAGTTCAGACACTGCACGTCCGAGCTCCGTGAAGCAGGGTACGAGGTCATCTCCCCCGTCGAAATGGACGAGGAGCAATACCCCACACTCGACGTTCAAGACATGGACGGCACCGAAGACCTCGCCGACCTCGTAGGCTTCGACCGTAGGGCCACCCTCGCCAACGACCTCGCCGTCATCTGCACAGAGGCGTCCGGTGTGGCAACCCTCCCCGGCTGGACGAAATCCAGCGGTGCCATGGCCGAGGTAGCCGCCGCCAATGCGGTAAACATACCTGTCCTCACCGTGAAACAGTGGATCGATGCCGCCTTCTAAAACGAAACGGAACCTACAGTTCCGGCTCACCATCGAACCGCTCGCCGGCAACGGGCAACCAGTGCCCGACGTCGAACCAGTCGTCACCCAATGGGGCCTCAACTACGCCACCAAATGGGGCGAATCACACCTCGAACTCGGGGTCCGCACACTCATCAACGACGCACTCGCAAGAGTCGAAAGGGCAGACAATGGTTAAAGGATACAGCAGACCCCCAGGATCACCCTCAGCAGACTTCGCAACCGCAAGAATATTCGAGGAAGAAGTAGGCGCACAGCTCGCCGAACAAGGCGTCGAACACATCCAACGGTTCAGCCACAACGACGACCTCGACATCTGGGTACCCGGCTACTACCTAGAAGTCAAAGAGAAACGGCAGCCGCTAACAGACCGCTGGCACCTACTCGAAGGTGTCGAACCGGAGAACCTGTTCGTACTCGACGAACTATCGGTTCGTCGTGGCGTCCGACACTGGCCGGCAGTCTACTTCCTCCTCCGAGACGTACCCCTCAACCGCTGCTTCCTCGCACCCATCTGGGAAGTCATCGCATGCCGGCGAGCCCGGATCAACAGGCAAGGCAAAGGCAAATGGGTCGTAGACCTCACCGAGTTCCGCCAGCTAAACGACCTCGACGAGATCAACCCGATCATTATGCAAGAACTCCCCGAGCTCCCATGGAAATCATCCGCATGCCTAGGCAGAGGGATCGGACAGGTATGATCGTCGACTGGATCCTCTGGCTACTGAGCATAGCGATCTCATTCAGCATCCTCGTATTCGCAGGCGCAGCCATAGTCTGGCTACTCTCTCTACTAGAACTAATCTTCGATGTCAACTGGTCCCGAAAGGACGACGATGCAAGTTCCAACGAACGTACAGAATAGGCGCCTCAAAGGGCGGCTCCTCGGTCTAGGCTGCACGCAACGTGTCGGCAAAGACACGGTAGCCGAATACCTTGTCGGCGAACACGGCTGGGTGCAGTTCGCATTCGCCGACAACGTGAGAGCCCTCACGTCCGCCCTCTACCCGGACGTCGCCGACGCCGTGTACCACACCAACTGGGAGGAAGCCAAGGAAGACCTCGAGGTCCGCAAAGCTCTCATCGATGTCGGAGTCGAGGTGCGTAGGCACACCCACCCTGACGTGTGGATCTGGGCCATAGCGGAACAGGTCGCCAAGGTCCGCAACCAAGGGAAAGATGTCGTGATCTCAGATGTCCGTTTCCTCGACGAGGTAAGGTTCGTCCGTCAGACCGGTGGCCGCAACATCTGCCTCACCCGGGAAGGCTCACCGCAGGCAGATCTGCGGTCCGAGTCGCTCACCGAAGCGGACTTCGATTACGTTCACCGCAACGACGGCGACATCGACGAGCTCTACGAATGGGTAGACGACTTCATCATCAACGACGGCGCCGTGTCTATACTCGATGACGTCACCCTCAAAGATGCCGGCATCCTGTGAGCGACAGGGAAAGGCTCCACGGTTTCACGATTGACCCGGCAGTCCTAGACGACATGGGTATGCCTGAACCGGTAGCGGCATTGAAGACGTTCGAGGAGGTCGGCGAAGCCGTCGACCGTCTCGACGAACCGTACCGTGAGCTCGTCGAAGCGTTCTACTACGAACGCCGGTCGATCAGATCCATAGCTAACACGTTCGGATGGTCGAGGCATAAGGTGAAGACAACCCTGGAAGTAGCGACCAGCCTCCTCGCTGTAGACCTAGAGGTAGACACCGATGGCTGACGACTGCCTATACGACGGCGAATGTGTGCATCAGCCACGCATCTGCCGGTACTGCGAAGACAACACCGAAGACACCTGCAACCCCTACTACCTTGACAAGATAGCACGGGGTCTTGTAACCCCGTTGGAGGAGACGTTCACTGATGACGAGCTGGATTGGATCGCACGTCCGAAAGATCATGGGGAAGGGCGAAGGTCGGACCAGTATGCGACGGGACTTGTGGGTACTCCTGTCCGCATTAGCCGAGACGGTCGCCCACTGGCGATTGGAGGAGACGTTCAGCGCAAACGAAGAGGCCCTCAGTGACGAGAACGCTGAACTGTACGCAGAGAACGTGGAGCTGAGGAATGCCGCCCAAACGTACATCCTCGGAATCAAAGCAGCGAACACCGAACTCATCAGGGCGCTCGCCCGGATACAAGCGTCCATCGAAATTGGGAGAGAAGCCCCGGTCGGCACGCAAGCCGGCACCGACGAATGGGTCATCGAACAAACCGAAGCTGAGCTCGGTGAGCTCTACGCTGCCGGCTGGGAGTTCAACGCCGACCTCACAGAACGAGACGACTGGGCCGGACGTCGACCCATCGCACTCCAACCATGGTGGGAAGACTCCGCCGACGAAATCTTTGGAGGACCCAATGTCAGCGAGTCAGATACCGATGAGTGAACGGGCCCACTTTGAACAGTGGGTCCGTCTAGGCATCGACAAGAAATGGTTGAACAGGAACGCATTAGAGCGGGCCAACCAAGGCAGCCCGCTCCGTTTGCGTCCCGAGAACATACCGAAGGTTTAGTCCGGCGGGTTCAACGACGTGTTACCAGAGGCGAGGACGCCTCCGAACACTGCGGTAGCGATACCGAGAACTTGCACGGAGACCTCTTCTGAGATCCACCCTGCTGCGAGTAGTAGTGGTACGACGGCGACGAGTACACGGTACACTATCGCCCTGTTGCGTTCTTTGCTAAACCATTCGATCATGTGTTTCTCCTACGGTATCGGTGAGCCCGGGTCTGTCAGGTAGAACAGTCCGGTCTCCGTTTCGTTCGTGTGTGTGTGTAGAGCGTTCGCATTGTACATGTTCTCGGTACGCAGCTTGTAGTATCCGGGCACGTCGATAGGGCCGGAAATCTCCACTGTCACAGGGATGTCCTTTAGGTCTACCCTCTGGTCGATGGGGAACTTCTCGAGCCGCAACCACAGCTCTGATTGCACCGTGTCGGCGATCCCGTCAGGTTCGCCCCTTGGGGAGTACCTGTCCAACCAGCGTACCGCTGTGATGTCCACGCCGTCGTTCTGGATGGATGTCGTGTAGCGGATCTCTCCGCCGACCCGGTACACTGGTATCCCTTCGGACGTGTGCTCGGTGGAGAAGAGTGCGGACGGCTGACTGATCGACGAGTGAGGCCAGAACCAGGACACCTGCGTCACGAAGGTGACCAGAAGTAGAACCAGAACGACGCCAGCAAGGACCCTAGCTGCAACCTCACATCGGCGGCCGCTACATGGGAGCAGATTTGTGAGCCGACCACTACGGCCAGCGGAATTCCTCGGCGAATGCGGTGACATCGGTGGAACGGCCATATCAGGAACCCCAGATCAGTCGGATAGCCGACGTGGCTATCAGCAGTGCTATCATCCCGCCGGTGGTGGTGAGCAGCCAGAACAGGGTCTTCTCGTTGCGCTCGAACAATGCGAGCAGCGTGTACTCACGCCGCACCATATCTTCGAGGTCGCCTATCTTGTCCTCGAGACTGTCCTCGAGTCTGTCAAGGCGATCTCTCAGTTCGTTGTCATCCATCAGTTCGCCCGCCTCAATGCTAGCACGGTGACAAACCCGATACTGTTGCGCCCTTCATGGGGATCCATGAGAGACACCTTCTGTAAATCTATACCGAGGAGCTCATACAGATGCGCTTCCCCGTCAGCTGTCCAGTCGACATCCTGTATGAGTAGCAGTTCATTCACCCAGGACTCCAACAAGGCGGTAGCCCTACGGCCCGCACCCTGCTGCCCCGACTGCAACGGCAACTCCTTCTCGTTCAACCCTGCCACCCTGTCGAAGCAGGCTATCGGCATGGTGAGCACCTGATCGGATAGGCCCTTAGGGTGCATCCTGATCTGCACGTTCTGCACCGTAGGTGCGAACAGGGTGCCCGCATTCAAGGTGATACGCATAGCGGCTTCACGGGCGGAGCCCAGGAGCCCCCAGTCGCCACCCCTCGAGCCGGCCTCAGACAGGGACGAGCCGACCGTCTCATAGGTTAGCCGCTGATCGTAAGTGATCGACGTCTCGACCGTAGCCCCAACGGGCAGCGGTGCGGTCGTCACATAGGCGGTATCCCACACCTTAGACAGGCCAGATCCGCCGCCATCATACATCGACGTCTCGATCCACCCGGTAGACACGGTGGTGTCAGACTCCCGGACCAGTTCCGTGCCCACACCGAACACGAGTCTACCCTGCCAGCGTGTAGCACCCTGCACGGGGTCAGTCGAATCGTCATACACCCAGCGGGACCAGCCGCCAGTCACAAGGTTCACACAGCCAAGACCGGACTCGCCGTTCGGGCCCATCGAAGGCCACCCGAACAAGACCCTGGAACCCTCAGCCACCATACCCGAACCGCCCGGACCCAACTGGTCCGTCACAAGGAACAGGGACAGCTTACCGTCCGTAGTGATAACACCACGCCACAGCTGCACTTCACCAGTGTCGCCCTCGGCACGGACAAACAGTGTCGACTGGTACTCGAACACTTCCAACGCCCTGTCACCAGCCGGCATCTTAGCCGCCTGAATAGGTGCATCATCACCGGAAGCGTTCCACGAATAGATCGCAGACTGATCGGCGGAGCTCGCACAGAACCAGACGAAACCGGAACCGCCAGCGATAGACGTAATGTCCCAGCCGTCAGGGAGGATCAGAAGGCCAGCGATCTCAACAGGCGCACCGGTCGTGGGGTCCAACCTGTCTATCCGGTTCGTAGACGTCGACCCGTCAGGGTAAGCGACGAACAACTGATCCGCAGCCCACTCACAAATGTCGGCCTCGTTACCCGTCGAACCATAGTCCGTCATAGTGTCCGAACCGGACTCCACCAGCTCACCCGGCTCAGAGACAAACACGTCAGAACCATTAGACGACAGATCAGCGTTCGCACCGTAGCCGGACTCAACCAGAGTCGGCCCCAGTGGATCATCCCAAGTGCCGATACGGTACAAGTTGCCGACATCCGTCAACCAGTACAAGAAGCTACCAGCCGTCACGATCTTCGTCACAGTACCAGAAGCAGACATCGTTTCAGTCTCAGGTAGCAACGTCACACCGTCAAGGTCAGTGAACGGATCGATACCCCACGACTGGAAGAACGCCTGATCGTCACTGTCGTCACGCTGCGCCCAAGTCTGACCAGCACCGCCAGCCCAATCACCCTGACCGACAAACGTGTACCTGTCAAACGCCTCATTGAAAGGAGTGTCCGACGTAGAGAAACGAGGTGCATCCAAAGGCACATGCCGGCGACCCCAACGCCAATCCTGCCGGTCATCCCTGTTGTCATACAACATGAACGGGATACCCTGAATGCCGACCTCAGAAATCGTGCCCACATCGAGGAACAAGTCGGCAACGGAACCCAAAGGTTCCGACACGTCGACAGTGAAGATCGAAGACACCTCAGGAGATGGCACACCAGAAGCGTTCCGCACCTGAGCGGCCACCCGCCACTCGCCCGAAGGCAAAGACACCGACACAGGCACAGACGTAGCCGCACCCTCCTGCCAGCCAGAAGCCCACACCTCGACACCCTGATCGTTACGAACCCCAACCCTCCACGACTGCTGAACTATCGTGTCATCGTAAGTCCACGAAACAACAATGAACGGTGTGGTGAAATACTGTACCGTGCCGAGCACGATAGTCGGCCCACCCCAAGACAGCTGGAACGCTTTAGTGGCAGTCGTGATAACGGGGGCCACCAGAGAACCGGCACCCGCCTGAACCTCAACTGTTAGCGACTGCCCCGAAGGCAAACTCGCAGCAGCGTCAGCGATAATGTATTGGGTGTCAGACCCGGAACGCAAACCCGAATCGAACAGCACCGAGTTGCCCGACAGGACACGCACCCGGTACGTCGTCGGGGTGATACCCCAATGCTCCTCAATCGACCACTGTACCAGAAGGCTAGGCCCACCAGAAACGTCGACGCTCTCAGGTTTGAGGATCGTGACGCCGGGTGCCGGCGAACTAGAGGAACCACCAGTAGGTTCCTCATGGTTGACCGGGAGGAAGCTCCCTAGATCAGGCATTTGCACGCAGGTAGGAGAACGTCAACCAGAAGTTCGACCCCACACCATCGATGCCACCTATCAAAGGGATCTCCGTGGTCGCCGTCAGATCGACAGGCCCTGTACCCGGATTGTGTTCGTGATCGATAGTGTACATCGTCGGGTCGGTCGTGTTGGTGGTACCGACAACCGAGCCGAGCTCGATGCGGAACCTGTTGTTGAGCACCGTCTCATCGTAGGCCAGCGGCGTGTACGCAAACTTGGCGGACGACGCCGGGTTAATGAAGAAGACGTTGGCGAGCTCAGGGTAGCCCTGATCCGAACTGTACCCCAACGGGAGAGCGTTGATGTAGAAGATCGTGTTGCTCGAATGGGCCGTCGAAACCCACCCGTTCATCTTGAACTGGTAGTAGGCGCCCGTCTGCAACAACGACATGTTGCGGATCGTGAACTCCATGCCGGCCTCTTTCGAGATCGAAACACCAGAAGTGTCCATGGGTACAATGTCGGCACCCGCCGACAGCTGAGCGTCAACATACGCCTTCGACGTCAACTCTGCATCCACCACAGGATCCACATAGCCGGAAGAGAGAATCGCCTTCGCCATCGTAGTCGTACCCGTAAAGGTTTCGTTCGACGTCGTTGCGGCAGCCTGAGCTGCCGTAACAGCACCCGCCACATCAGTTGTGATACTGTCCATCTCAGCGGCATCAATACCCATCGTCCACACTGTGCCAGCCGAATGAGACCGCACCGATGAACCCGGATCAATCGACGGATAGCCACGACCATACATGCTGACCTCGGTAGAACCCGCCGCATGCAGCCAAACCCACAGCCGTTCAGGGTCACCCGCAGTGCCCTCAGGGTCCAAAGTGATGTAAGTGTGATCGCCAGAAACCATCTCAGGGAGATTAGCGAACGCAGCAGACTCCGCTGTCAGCTGCGTGTTGTCGATACTCGAAGACAGGGTGCCCCGCATATAATTCCTGTGCACGAAACCCATCTCAGAAACTCCTCATACGTTGATAAGGCCGATGCTTCTTCACCGGCTGATGCTTGCGAACCTCGTCGACACGACGATAGAACTCGCCCCACAATTCACGGATCAGCCGGATGTTCACACCCTGAGCGATAGCCGCTTCCTGATTCCACTCCTCCACACGGTCCAACTCGCCACGGGACAGTTCACGTCCCGTAGCCATCTTCGCCGCAGCCCACAACATGGGCAGATCGTCGCCGAACACCGGCAACTTCACATAATCTTCCTCTTCGGTTGGCGCACCGCCAATACCCCGGTCGACACCCTCCTCGCTGTACCAGTGATACGGGCGGATCCCCGTACACCAGAACGTGTCGTCCTCATCCGGGCCACCCTGCACCTGAATCGCTTTACCATCCGGCACCATCGTCGCCGGCAAATGATCGAGGAAATCCCAGCGGGATAACTCGATGACACGGCCCTCAGAATCGAGGACCGCAACCCTAGTCACATCCACAATGTCAGCCGCAACCTCAAGGATCGTAGAGTCCTCCAAAGGACTCGCAGCGAACCCATGAACCTCAGGCAACGCAGCGACAAGGCCAGACGAAACCGCCTGCTCGAGGGCCCGCTTAACCTGGAAGCGAGGCCACCGAGGGTTCTTGATACCCTGAGTACCAGACAGCACAACCTCGTTGACCGGTGTGCCCATGTACCCACGGGCCACCGTCAGAATGTTCGACTGCGACTTATCCGAAACCAACACCAGCTCCGAACCGAACTCCAACACGTCAGTCGACGCCACCTTCTCAGGGCTCGACACCTCCAAAGAGGTGGTCGAAGCGTTCGACAGGGCGGACGTGCCGACAGTGACCTGCAACGGCCACTCCGCAGGCGAATAGAGACGACGGTACACGTCGTCCACCATCGAAGCCATAGTAACATTACGAGTCGACATTCAGACCTCCAACATAAACCGGACGCATCCTGCGCCGCACCTTGCGAGCGAAGTCTGAACCGCCCGTATCCAAACGAGTGAGAGTGCCCTGCTGCCAAGGGTCATCCGTGTTAACCTGACCATGAGGCAACGGCCTCGAGAACACGATAGCTTGCCCCGAATGCTGCTCCAACGTCAACCCGGTAGGCGTACCGTTGATGACATCCGGCTCCTGGAACACGATGTCCGGGAACGGTGTAGCCGACCCGGCAACCATCGCCTCCATCGTGATACCCTGAGGAGAGACACCGGCAATCGACGGGCCCGTACCAGCATCACCGAACACGATAGTGGGATCGTTCTCCCAAGTGTGCGTAAGGTACTGGGTGGTCTGGATGCCGGCACCGACAGCTAGAACAGGGCCATCACCGCCGTCGCCGAAGATGATCTCAGTGAATGCCGCCTCCTCAACATCGAGGACTGTCGGTTCCGTCCCAACCACATTCGGCCCCAACGTGTCATCACTGAAGACGATCGAAGAGATGTCGAGTTTCCCGAGGACATCAGCGTCCTGCCGGTTGATCTGACTTTGCAGCCACGCCACATAGCCGCCAGCGGAATCGTTCGTAATGTCGTCATGGCTCGAAGAAGCGTACCGCTCCTCCGTGTGAGGGATACTGTAATCTGCACAGCCCAACCGGAGAGCCCAGCCTTGACCGGAATCCGATTCCGAACCATTCCAGCCCGTCACCATACCAGTGCTAGCGACCGGACCGAACGAATAGTAGACAGGCGAAGAGTGACCCTCGCCCGCATAAATCGCCATGACAGGAGACACGACGCTAGGGTTCGACCCGTCCTTCGACGCTATCTCACAATGCAACGACCAAGCGTCAACAAAGTTCCCAGACCCAAGACCCGGAGCACCGATATAGGCACGGCCCGCATCCTGCGCCGCCACCACACCCGCACCAGCCTGAGCGATAGCAATATCGAAATCGACGACACCCTCAAACGCAGCCGCCGACGTAGGCACCACAGTAGTGGCACCCGGCAGCTGACCCCCAGCATAAGGGAGACCGCTGTTGAAATAGTCCGTCAACGACGGGTCAATCGTCAGGCCAGTCTGGTCCAACCCGTTAGAGTCGAACGACACGTCAGGCAAACTCGTCACACCAGCAGTGAGCAGCGACATCAAAGCCAGATAGCCGCCAGCAGAATGACCGCACACATGGAGCTCATCGACATCGATACCATGATTGCCGGCAGTCAACGATAAGGTTTCAAGCCCCATCTTGATGTCATGGATCTGATCCGGATGGAACACCCCATTAGGCCCGCCGCCGCCACGAGCAGAACGGTAATCCATGACGACGAACACCCAGCCCTCCGCCAACACAGCGGCCTTCAAACTAGCTGCACCCCCGGCGCCCGCAGACGTACCCAGTATAATGTTGTGAGACTGGAAGCCGCCACCCGGAATGAACACGACAACAGGTGCCGGCGTGACCGGCACAGTGTCGTCAGGGTAGTACACTTCCATGTAGCGGCGATGAGTCAACGACTCAGGAACACCGCCACGGTAATCGTCGTAATGGTCAGATTGATTGTCGGCCTTCAACAAAGGCGGACCGTAATAGATGGCCGTATCAGCGACCACAGTCGGACCGGTGTCAGCGGCACCGAACACGTTCACAAACGTGGGCTGCGTCGTAGAGTTCAACGACGTGAGACTGACGAAACCTTCAGGGGCTACACCTGGACCTGTACCGTCATCACCGAAGAGGATCGTATCAGGATCCTCTTCCCAATCGTGTTGGTCCATGGTGAGAGCGCCCGGGGAGGAGCCCGCCACAGTGTAGGGGCCGACAGCTGTCGCAGTATCAGTGACCCGAATCGAGTCATAGTACATGTACTGGATCAAAGCCGCTTGAGAATGCGACCCCAACCGCATCTCATCGGCAGACGTCGCAGTCGTAGTACCAGTCCAAGTTTTAGTTGGAGTACCGTCGTCATCGTGGCCGTTGTCCGACTCCGCCCACATTTGGACGTCATAATCGGACCCGTCCTGCTGCCACTCGAACCGCAGCCAATCACCCGCACCGCCAGCACCATAGGCGTAATCGGTACCAGCCGTTGTAGACGACTGGTTCGACACACGGATATTGTCGTTGCTCAGCAGCTGGATACGCCAAGCCAACGCACCGTTTGAATAGAAGGCACCGATGTACGGGCTGTAGCCGCCCTGATCCGCACCACGACGCCAGTAGAACCGACCCGAAGAGGTCGTGTGATCCGTGTCGTACAGGAACCTTATACGGGCGGTAGCAAACGTAGGCTGATAGAGGCGAAGGGTTTCCGAATCGCCGGATACCGAATCGGTATGCGCCGGATCGGCGTACTCCTCGACAAGAGCAACAGCACCAGAACCAGTCGTCCACTCCGACAGAGTAGCACTAGCATGAACAGAATCAGCTGTACCAGAAACGGACCCGTCGCCGAGCTCACCGTCCCATGCGCCAGCTGTTAGACCATCGCCGGCCCAGAGTAGTAGGTCAGCCATAAAGGCTCACCATCCCCTACGTCGTAGGGATCTGGAATAGAGCGTTTGCTGACGGCCAAGTGATCGTGATTGCAGCACCATTCACAGGCACAGGAGACGTCGCAGCGTTCAGCAAACAGATCACAGGTGAATCCGTCTCGTCATTGATCCAGCGGAGAAGAACAACACCGTTGAATGTCTGAGAAGTCTCCGACACGTCAGGGTCATCCAGCTCCGAGGTGTCGTCACCCGAAGTGACAACGCCAGAGGCAGTGACAGAAATGCTAGTGAGCGTGTCATAAGCGATCTCGGCACCACTCACACCGTCAGTCCAGAACTGGTTGCCGCCACGGGCAATGTACGTCTCATCTATCTCGTTGACAAACTCGATGCCAGCGAAATAGCTGTCGGTAACACTGTCCCTGTCCACGAGGATGACACGGATCTTGTCATCACCCTCGTGGTCGAACGAACCAGCCGTAAGGAGGTTGTTCAGATAGGCTTGGCTAAGGGCGCTCATCTATTACTCAGCTCCAGCAGCAGTAGCCGAACCGTTAGCCCCAGGATGAGGATTGATCCGACCAATGTGATCCTGCTCGAGGGTCACAGTCACGTTGCCGGCGACAGTGCCGTCAGCAGCGATACGGGCACGCACATACCGGAAGGGGGCGTAGAGCGGAAGGACGAACACGTCGTCCGCTTCGGCGCCAACCTGAAGGCTAGAGGCCGACACAACGATGAAGTTGGTGTCGTCCTCGGAACCTTCGATGACTACCGCAGCAGCCCCGTCACCTGTGATGTCGGTTGTGACAGTGATCTCAGCAGAGGCCACGTCGAGCGGATAATTGACTTCAACTGAATCGCCGTCGTCATCCGCAGCAACGCTTTGTGCTGTGTAGAGTGTCGCAGCTTGTGCGTCACGGACTAATGTTCCCATGTCAGACCTCTTATGCCGTTGGGTCGAACGAGTGCAGGCGCACGAGTCCGTATTTGCTGAATGATGCCAAGCCCGGGTAGAGCTCGAGGCGTCCGACCGCACCGGGTGCAGTTTCGGTTTCGCCGAAGTCCTTGACGTCGAAGCTACCGCCAGCACCAAGGAGTCCGGAGACACCCTCGTCGCCGGTAGAAACGAAGTAGAGGCTTGAAGAAGTGTCGGTCGCTGCATCAGGATCGCCACCAGTGTCGACCGAATCTTCGGTCTGGCCCAGGATGGCGTTGCCCTCATGGTCGTCTCCGACGATCTTCAGAGGAATGCCATTCCACTGTGTGACCTGACGACCGAAGCTGTCAGTGCCAACGTCGATCAGGGAGAACCCTGTGTTCGCAAGGCGGGCAGCCTTGGTGATCGCACGGCGAGTTTGACGGTTGAGCAGAATGAAATCTGCCATCTCCTGATTGCGGAGAAGGTCGTTCGCTTCGTCGAGCTTGTCAAGGAAGGTGTTGGCGTTAGCCTCACTGTCGATGATGCCTTTGGGTGTGGCGCTCTCAGCGTGTGAGAGATCCTGGCCGAAGCCGTCTTTGATGAGCTGCTGGAAACCCTTGAAGTCCTTGTTCGCAGCCGAGCCAGTACCGTTAACGGCAGTGACGTCGAGCTTGCGAGAAAGGCTGCGAACAACCTTGGCCCACTGCTTCGCCTTGAGGTCCGACTTGTTAGCCGTAACCTTTGTGAGGAAGTTGTCAATGAACACTTCAGCACCGAGGATGGTTACGCCCCAGATGTGCTCGGTATCTGAACCGGACACTCGGGTGTAGCCCTCGTTCACTGAACGGAACTGGGTGTCAGGAAGAGTTCCCTCTTCACTCGACTTGTATGCGTTGCCGGCGATGGTAGTCCACGGCAGCATTTCGGCGATAGGAGACTCCTGAATGAAAGTCTCAACTACACCGGTTTTGAATTGGTCATCGCCACACTTGGCGGCTTCGAGGAGGCTTACTCCTCCAGAGAAAGGATCATAGGTTGCCATTTGAGTGCCCCCTCCAAGGGGCTACTTCTTAGATTCGAGGGCCGCACGCATGCGGTCGGGACCGACTTTGCCCTCGAATGGGCTTTCACGGGGCGGAGCCCCCTGAGTGGCACCGACTTGGCGGGTTCGACGGATCGCATCTTCATCGGCGGAACTCACTTGCGAGGTTGTACCCTCACTGGATTCTGCCGCCAATATGCGGTCTGCTTCTTCCTCTCCCACACGAGTGACAAGAACCGAACGGGTGTCTGCCAGACGACGTTCCTGCAAAGCTGATGCTCTACCTGAAATCTCGTCCAACGGAATGTCCGTCAGATCCTCAACCTTCACGAGGTCGAGTCCACCATCTCGGATCGCAGCCTCAGCTTCCCTTGCGGTCAGCTTTGAGGTGAGCTCCTTGTTGGTCTGGATCTGCGCTTCGAGTTGACCTCTGAGTCCTGAACCCGACTCTCCGATACCGGCGTCGACTTCTTCTTCTGATCCACTCATTGCTGTTCTCCAGTCCGCCCGATGAAACCTACGCCCTGCTTGGCTCGGGGATGCCGTCAGGGGATCTACTTAGCCTCCCGTACCCGGTCAGGTCCGGAACGACTGAAACCCTGCCTGCTCCAAACCATGTTCCTCACGGCGGACAGCGATCCCGCCGCTGGCCTGCCCCATCGCCTTCTCCTGAGCCAGGATCTGGTCGAGTCGAGCCCGTTCGTCACCGGCCCCCAACATCGAGGCCTCCTCAAAGTCTCTGACACCGAACGTGTCGCCACGACGGCCAGCTGCTGCGCTGATACGACGGCTGTCTGCACCGAAGTCGCTGTACTTCTGCAACGCCTGAGCCCTACTCACACCGGCCTGCCTCAGCTCCTGCACCCGTTCCCTACCGGGAAGGGTGAAGCCGGCAGCGGTAGCAGCACCACCGATCATGGCCTCCTCAAAGGTTGCCATGATGTCATCGATGTTCGTCATGTAATCGCCTGCATTCGGATCGCCACCAGTGTATAGTGTCGCAATCATCTGCTTAGCGAACTCGGGATTCACCGAACGCACACGCTCGATAGCTGTGGAGGTTATCACACCCGCACCCTCAAGTTTCTCGAGAGTGTCAACGACACGCTGAAGGCCGACCTCTGTAGCACGATCCGCCCAAGTGTCATAATTGAGTGGGGACGATGCTACCCTAATGTTGTACTCGGACTGCAACTGCTGCATCCGTTCAGGCTGAATCAGGGCATCATACAGCTGATCGTCCGTCAACCGGATCCCAGCATAAATGTAGAACGCCTCTTTCACAGACCTACCAGAACGCTGCACGTTACTGTACGTTTCCAGCCTGTCCTTCAGTTCGTCCTGAGAGACCTCTCCGTTGAAGAAGTGACCGAACCCTTGAGGGTCGGTCGGAACCTCATGCCCGTACTGGCGGAGAAGCACACCGTAGCCCTGCTGTGAACGCAGATACTCGGCCTCAGTCATCCTCATCGTACCGTCATCACGGCGGATCCAAGGGAAATACGCCTGATACTGTGGCAGCTGACGCAGCTTCCCCAACAGGGCGGTGCCCTCCAGGCCCTCGATCAGCCACTCACGAAGCTGAGCACCAATACCCATCTGCTCCACCCAAGGGAACGCAGAGTAGATGTACGCCTGCCCCTGGAGGGCAACCTGCTCGTCGTACTCGGACTGATAGTTGTTGCTGCCATTGTTCGCCCAAGCGTCCGTGAAGGTAGTCTGCTCCGGAACCTCCCTGTTAGGGTTCGTGCCGGACTTCCACTGGCCGCCATACCCCGCCGAATCGGTGTTCGTCGAGGTGCCAACCTCCCGCTCCTGCCGCCTCGCAGCAGCAGACTGATCCAACAGGTCCTGAGGGACCGGCTGCCCCATCTCATTGTACTTATCGATGTACGCCTGAACGGTTGCAGCCGACTCCCGTGGGTTAGTGAACGTAAAGTTGTCCCAGTTAGCCATCAGCTAAAGCCCATCTCTTGTGATATACTGCCCAACGTCTGCTCCGCAGACTTCTGGAAATTCTTTGTCTCCATCCAACCGTCGCCGGACTTCAACTGCTTCTCAAACTCAAACACATTCACACCCTGCTGCATCGCCTGCTGAACCTCAGGAGTGAACACAGTTCCATTCTTCTCCATCGTCGCACCATACGCCTGCAAGAACGGCTGAGCCGCCTCCTCAGTGACCTGCTCACGGTCCTTCCACTGGTACAAGACTTGCGCCTGATCCTTCATGTACTCGAGGAGGTCATCGTCAGATCGGTTCATCGAAATGATACCCTTAGCCCACGACTCGATCACACTGGCCTGCAACTTGACACCCCACTGGTTCGCCAACGCCTGAATGTCAGCCTGCTTGTTCTCAATGTCGAACCCACGTCGACGCTGGTTCTCCGTTTCATTGCGGAGAGACCTCGACCACGGGGACTCACCATTCTTCTCAGCCTCAGGTTTGATCCAAGTAGCAACAATAGAATCGAACGACCGTTGCCCGGACGCAACCATATGGGCGTACATCTTCAAATCGTTGTCAGTCAAAGCGATCTGCGATCCGGTCTTCTCCCAGAACTCTTTAGCCAGATCGGCAGAAGCCTCATCGATCCGGAACTTCTGTTCCGCATCAGAATAGTCGTTCCACTTGGCCTGCTCCGCAGTCAGGTTGTTGAAATACTCCGTCGACATCAACAGGTTCGTCAGCTCCGACTCCGACATGTCAGGTCGACCGGCGAGCTGTGCAATGATCTTCAACACGCCCTTATCTTTACGGGCATCCGAATCTCTAGGGAACACCTTGTCGAGGATCCGATCCCAATACTTCTGGTACGTCAACCCGTCCTGCTGCATACCTAGCAGCTCGGTAGAGTTGCCACCATCGACGCCCTGATCCATCGTAGCTTTCAGATTGTTCATCTGAGCTGCCGTCGTCAGAACAATTCCACCCTCGAGCGGATTCTCGGCGGACTCGTCATACCAGATGGCGATGCCGTCGACCACGAACACGATGACAGCCTTACCCATAAACCGGTAGATCGTACCACCCAGCGTGCCGCCATTGATCTTCTTACCCGGTTCCGGTTTGCCACCTGAACCGCCACCAGCGCCACCCGGAGACCCACCACCAGGCAGGAGCTGTACGCCGGCACCAGTACCACTGCCAGGAGTGAACGGTGGCGGCATGTCATAGGTTGGGGCATCGCCGGCAGCAGCGTTCCCCATCAACCCCTGTGCGAAGTTCTCAAGGTCCTGAGGGTCGCTCGTCTTAGCGGAGTCAAAGAATTTGGCTCGCACATCGGGCGGCTGATTGCTGATCCACTGCTTGACATCCTCCGACAGTGTGGACATGACCTGCCATGCCCTGTTGTTCGCCTGATCGGCAGCGTACCGCTGCTCATCCTGAGCGATCCCAGCATGATGCTCAGCCTGAACGACCTGACTCAGAAACTTGTTCAGATTGGCGGCATCGTTCTGCTTCGCAGACTCGAAGATTTGGGCTTTGACATGGTCCGGCTGAGCCTTGATCCACGTCTGTATCGAGGAGTGTAGCTGCGACAATTGGTGCATTGCATACTCGTTCGTGCCCCTCCTGTTCTTCGGCAACGACTGCTCGGCACCCCGTGCCGACGTAGGTGAACTCGGCATCACATTCTGCAAGAATCTGTTCAGATCCTGGTAGGTGTTCTGCTTCGCAGATTCATATATCTGCTGGCGCACATGATCGGGCTGATCCCGAATCCACTTCTGCACCTTCGGATGCAGCTGCGACATTTGGTGCATAGCCCAGTCGTCGGTACCCCGGACACGGAACGCATTCGTCGACCAACTCTTCGTCATGTGAGCCTCGCAATAATCATCGCAGCGTTAGCCAGCGTCTCCTGATATTTGGACGAATCAGCGGCATCCGTCTTGCCGGACAGGTACCCCAGCGTTGTCGCTGTGGTACCCTCAGCCATGCCAGCCTGAAGGCCGCCCGTATCGGCGCCAAGATCGGCGCCAAACATGTTCGTCGCAGCCTGCTTAAACTTGTTGGCGTACTGCTCCTCCGACTCCGACCCCTGCTTGTTGCCAAACAGGCGGGCATACTCTGGAAGGTTCTTCACGGTATCCATGATGAGCCCCTCCTTGTCCGAAGTCGTGTACGAACCGCCGTTAGCCTGAGCCAACGCACGGTCATTCGCCTCACGGATGATCGCCCCGTCCAACCGGGACTTGATCGTAGAAATCTCGCTGGCCGTAGCTTCACGCTGGAACCATGAGGTGAACAGTGTGGCAACAGACTGCCTCACTTCCTCGTTAGATGGAAGCTGAGCCACCGCCTTTATCTCAGCGCCACCACCACCGGGGCCGTTGCGTTTGGCGTTCGCCATCTGCTCGCCGTACCGGGACCACGCATTCAAATACTTCTGATAGTTCGCACGCCCCTGCTTCAAGTTTTTGTTCCGCTGCATGTCGAGCTCGATTGAGTAACGGGACCGAGCATGGATCTGATCGATCTCCATCATGTCAGCGCCAGTCTCAGTGCCATCCCGCACACGGCCCGCCATACCCTCATCCTGGAAGGCGATCAGCGCAGCGTTAGAGCTGCCGAACCTGTCGACATACCCTTTCGCCCGGGTGATAACCTGCTTCCAAAGACGAGTGGTATTCAACCTCTTATCTTTGATCCCCGCCTGCACCTTGCGTTGCTTCTCAAGAGCCTTATTGACAGCTTTGTCGACAGCGATCCTGGACTGCTTAGGGTTGACTCTACCTCGCTTGTATTCGCCGGCGATGCTCCCCATGAGCCCGCCCCGCTTCTTCCCACCGTCCTTATACTTCTTGCGCTTCGCCGCAACCCGCTCGTTGTAGGCAGCATAGTTCGCTTTCGCTATATCCAGTTTCGTGCCACCCTGTTTTATCGAACGCTTCCCCGACGACGACCTCTTCACCTGAGCCAACCATCCGTCACCGGACAGGCCGAACTCTCGAGGATGCTGCTCCATAAACGCCATCTCCTCTTCGGTGTATCCGGCCCCCCAACCGTCAATCTGTTCGAGGATGGCCGCAACAAGGTATGTGTCAACACCTGCATCCATAGAGAGCTGCTTGAGTATGGGGAGATCCCTCCTACGCTGCTCGTCATGAAACCAGCCGCCCACTTCCCACTCCATCGGAGCGAAACCATCTATTTCGGTCGCATAGGACATGCCCTTCATGAACCCCCATTTACCATCCTCCTTCTCGCCGCCGAAGGCGACCAGCTGCTCGTCCATGTCGAAGTCGTGCCACTGCGAGCCGATCTTAAGACGGTCGTTCTTGAGGTAGGCGTTCGGGTTCGCCAGCTTCTCGAACGCTTCAAGCATCGCAGGCTTGAGGTTGTTGGCACCACCATCAGTTGGGGATACGTAAGCGACCAGCTGGGTCTCCAGAACATCCAACATCTCGTCGGGATCTATAGACGACCCCACCTCGCCGGAATCAAACATGACTCCCAACAGGTTGTCGATGTCACCGTCGTCAAGATCGAAACCGAAGACCTGACGGAACATGCCCGAAAGACCCCCACCCATACCCTTGGAGACGGTAGAAAGTGGATTATCGTCGCCGTCTTCGGAAGCCGCTCCCCACTTCTCACGGTTGGTCATATTCGCAATATCTTCCGCCGTTCGAACGCCGGCCCCTGCAAAGTCCCGTGCTTCCTCAGCGTCTTCCGCACTGATTAGCTCCTGCTCCTCCTGCTCGTCTATCAGTTTAAGCTTCGCCTCAGTATCAACGTATTTGGAGGCGGACTGCACATCGGCGACATACAGCCGCTTAGCCGCCCCGTCGGTGAATATCTCACCTCGGTGTTCCTTGCTCCACCCCCCATCATCCTCCGACCGGTCACCCGGTCGCAGGAAGGAGTCAGCGAGAACACGAATTGTCTCGTCGGAAGAGTCGTCATCGACCTCAGATTTCCGTGCCCAGCTGCCGAACACCCTCCTCACGGTGAGCTCAATTAACTCCCTCTCTATTCCGAAGCCCTCCAACCACTCCTCGAGGTTAGCCTGCTGCTGCTCACGACGTGAGGAATCACCCATGGAGCACCTCTCTAGTCTTCTCGTTATCGAATAACATCAGATGTCCCTCTCAATTGGGCCAAACTCGGACGCCCAGTAAATGTTGTACCACGAACCGAAAGACGGTTCTTCCGCAGCCAACGCCACAGCAACTCGACGGATCTCACCAAGAAGGTCATCAGGATAGAAGTCCTCATCCCCTTCCCCCAAACCGGCCGCCTCCATATCAGAACGGAACTGCTTGACCAGCGGATCGAACGTCCAAACCGCCTGCTCAACACGGGACAACCCCGCCGGATTGGGTCTATCAACAATCTGCTTCAACTCCGAATCCCGGGCTATACGCTTAGAGACCCACTCGGACCTGGCGGCCACCATCGCCGGATACCGCTGCGAAATTTGCCGCTCACGGTTCTTGTACTGGCGTTTGAGGATGATCCTGGATCCTTGCTGACCGGAAAAGCCCGACTCTTTGGTCCTCATCACCTGATCGAGCGTCATCCCTTGGGACTCGGCGTATCCGCTGAACTGCTCACGGAGCTCGCTGAGCTCCTCCATGCCCCTGTCGATCTCGACAGACTTAGAAGTATGGGAAGGGGACGTAGCGACGTTACCTTGATCCTTTAGGGATTCAAGGAGACGTTGAGCCTGCCTGATTGCCGGCACAGCCCTGAACATGAGGTCCTCCGCCTGACTGTGCTGTTCTGGTGTTTCCAGCAGCAAAGCCTGCGGTAGGAAGACGTTCGCAATGTCCCGTGCGGCGTCACCCATAGGGGTGTTGTACGCCACATCCAAGAGGGGACGGTTGATACCCCCCAATTGTCCGGGAGAGAGCCCGTAGGCCAGCGGGTTCAAAGTCCGCAACTCTTTCAGAACAGGGAGATGGGCTTCCATCTTCCCCTGTAGATCGAAGTTCTCATCCAACGTCTCATACGCCTTCAACCCGTCATGCAGGATGATAGCCCTCGAAAGGTCATCCGTCAAATAGGTGCCCACCTGCGTGGTGAACTTCTTCATGTAGGAGAACGGGAAGAACACGAAGTTTGCTGACAGCTCGGCAGCTGAACGGCCGGCCCTACCGTAGGAGTATAGGTCCTGAACCTTAGCGGCCGCCTCTTTGAGAGGCATCCCCTGAGAGATAAGGTGGGTAGCAGCCCACGTCTGCCACCTGTGGTTGGAGAACCCAAGGACACCCTCATCGGTGAACCGTTTCGTTGTAGCTTCCATGAGGTCCGGATTCATCCGGCCCCCGCTAGCATCGTTGAGGGCCGCACCCATCTGACTCTCGAAAGCTTTCGGGTTGTTCACGTCGATCGACTGCTCGAGAGCGTCCTCCAACACGTCAGTGTTGAACTTCCCCTGCTTCAGCATCTTGCGGGACTTGGACGGCGAGTAGTTGAACGGCAGATGGAGGGCCCTGTCACCCCAATCTTTCGTGGCCCCCATGACGATAGCCTCAGAGTACCTCTGAGCGTCGAACCAAGGGTTGATCGTAAACCGGAGAAAGTCTCTGGTCTGCAACATCGAACTCCCCAGACGGGAGTAGTCTCGGCCGCCCAGCTTCCCGCCAGTAGCTGCCAGAACGGCAGGCTGAGACAGGTCGTAGGCTTTAGCGCCAGCACGGAACATGCCGGGTGTGCCGAAGGCGCCCAAGACGGTGCCAGCGATGATCGCACCGGATTGCTGACCGTCATCCTCGGGGGCGATGTTGTTGCCGATAGTGCCACCGACGTAGCCTGTGACACCACGGGCAAGCGTGCGAGTTGAGAACGGATTGTAGTCGCCGTACCTCTTCAACGACGCCCCGAAATTGATAGTCTTACTCGACCCGGAAGCCATCAGCTTCTTACCAACAGCACTGCCGGCACCGGGAATGGCGGCAGCGCCAGCACCGAACAGAGCACCCTCATACCATTCGCCGCCAAGCCGTTCGCTCATAGCGCCGCCGGCGAGAGCGCCTCCAGCCATAATCGCAGCCCGTTTAGCGCCAGCGAAATCGTCCCAACCGGTCTTGAATCTTTCGTCGCCCTTCAAGATGGCGGCCATCCGGCCACGCTCAATCGGGTCACGGCCGGCCTCCGTAGCATCAAAGGTGCGGAGGATCTTCTTTAACATCGGTTGCTCGATCAGGATGTTCTCTATATCCTGCAACCCGTTCTTCTCCCAACCCAGTTTCCTGGCCTGGATCAGAGAGCCCTTAACGGCCTGCAGGGTTTCGAAATCTAGTTCAGGAAGGAACTTGGCAATGTCCCCCTCTTTGAATCCGTAGTCGAATGCGGTGCGAGCTGACATCGACATTTGAAGACGGCCAGTGAACCTACGGGCGATACCCTGAGCGTCCTCCGTGAGAGCCTTCTCCAAGTCATCACGGTTAGTGCGGACCGCATCGGTCAACTCCCGAAGAAGGGCGTCCGAGTCGTAGACCGTCCAGTTCGGTTTCACTTTCGCCATCTTGTCGGCCATGAGGATCCGGAAATTCCGCTCCCTTATCTTCATCTTGTCCAGCTCGGTCATCTTGGAGAAGAACCGGCCGAGGGATCGGCGATTCATCGACGACTGGCGGATCATAGCGAACGGCCCGTTCAAGGAACGCATGTCGTTTAAGGAAGTGAAACTGACGCCACGAGCCAGCTTGTACCCACGGGCAGCGAGGAACGCCTCAATGTCCTCAGCCCCCTTAGATCCAGCTACGAACGCCATCTCCGAAGCAGTCGTCTTTCGCAGCTGCGCCAGAGACTTCTCCAACTCTGCGATGTCTTTGGGCTCTGAGAATTTCAACTTCTTCACGAAGTCGGAGCCGAGGAGATCCTGCTCCATCTTGGCGACCCAAGCGCCGGGGTCATCCATGTCGCCGCCCGCCTCGTCGATCCAGCGGAGAGCTTTAACGAACTTGCGCTGCTCCCTATTCGTGCCGGTCAACCCTAGCTCTTTGTATCCCTTCGACGCCATAAATTTGACGACAGAATCGTCAGACCAATTAGCGAACCCGGCCTCGACGTCGGCCGGGGAAAGGTCGTCAAAGGTGCCCAGCTCGAAGTCCTCCGCCGCCTGACGGAGCTTCGCCGAATACTGACGGTACTGAGGGGTAAGAGTGACACGCTCATGTATGCGACGCAACTGGCCGGCAATCAAAGCGATCGCATCCAAATCCTGTTTCACAGGGGTGTCACGACGGACAGCCGTCAACGTAGACGACTGCAAGTGAGTGATCGGCTTCCGATACCCGTCAACCATGTGTGAAGGGACGCCCATCTTCTTCGCCCACTTGGGGAGGGGTAGCTTGCGGATCTCCTCAGAGAGATCCCGCATGAGTGGCTCGGACATGGAGAACCGGCCGTCCTCGAAGGAGAGCTCCCCCATCTCCTCGAGCCTCTTCTGCATCTCGGGGGAACGCACCGACGCCTGCTGCCCGATGTTCTCAGCAACCGGACGTTGATGGATGTCGTCGAGGCTCAATTGGCCGCTCGACAGTACGTCGTCGACCTCCATGAACTCGTCCCAATGTTTGAATACGTCGGCGTCACCATCCACCAGATCATCCAGATAGGATGACAGGTGGGTGACATCGTAGTCGGCGAGGACCTGCTCGAAATGGAACTGACGTTGAGCCTCGTGGTCCTTGATGTGCTTACTCATAGACTCGATAGCGTCGTCCGCTCTCAGGGGGTCGGCGAACTGATCGGTGATAGCTTTGATCTCTCGAGCTTTGATCTCTTTGATGTTGACGGCGTTCTGTTCACCCTCGAAGGCTGTGCTAGGTAGCGGATCTTCGCCCGCTTCCATGCGGGCACGGGAGATCTCTGCACCATCCAGGTCGTCCAGATACTTGTACCCCAAGTCCTCCTCAGCGAAGAGGCGGAACTCGGCAGCGTACTCGTCAAGTTCAGCCTCTGCCGCATGGCGGGCCTTATCCTTGGTGAGGTACTTTGACGACCCCTTCGTTATTTGCTCTTGCAGCTCCGCCAGCTTACCGTAGGTGACCCCATGCAGGATCTGTCCACGGGCCGGAGTTATCAAAGCCATCTGTGAGCGGCGCAGCTGGAGGAAGGCTTCCTGATCGTTGTGAACGCCGAGCAACATCGCCTTTCTCATAGTCGCAGCGTCCACAGCGCCGCCCCCGACCACATACAACATAAACTCGCCGGCCTTCTTCTTGGCGTCGTCAAGCGCCTTAGGGTTATCCATCTTGACAGCGAACTTCTCGATCTCGGCGGCGTCAGTCAACAGCATAGCTGCGGCCAGCCCACGCTTACCTGGCTCCAACTTGTTTAGGGCTTGCTGGGCGTCACGGTCAAGCATGCGGGCATGCCACCAGTCAGCAAATCCTCCAGTGAGCTCCTCACGGTTACCGACAGCCCTGAGGTTAGTCTGCATCGCCTGAGCCTGGTCGGAATACCCTCGAGCGTACTCGAGCCGTCCGACCTGTTTGTCGAACAGGTTCGACGCTTCACCGTATTCGACTGAACGTCGAGCTACCCGCCCGACACCCTTGACCGAGTTGGTTATAGTACCCGGCAGGAATATGCGGGACGGCTGGAACATCACTTCCGCAGCCATAGCGATTGCCCCCTGAGGGGTCAAGGGGTCTATACGCCACTCCCGGGCCGCAGCCTGAGCCTCAGCGGTGCCAGCGCCACGCACTAAACCGTGACCACCTTTACGTTCAGGAAGGATGAAGGTCTCCACGTTACCGGCCAAACCCAACCGCATGCCGCCACGAGTGGCGAGTTTCGCCTGCTGGACGGAATGAAATTTCCTCCACCCGTCCATACCCTTGGCGGCAAGCTTGCCGCCAGGAGCACCCCAGCTACCCATCTTTGATGCGCCCATAGCCATGAGCGACTGTTCTTTCATAATGTTCAAACCGGATTGGACTGTACCCTCTGCCATGCCCATCGCTCGAGCAACCTTACCGCCACCCGAACCAACCTTACCGAGCATGGTTGCTGAACGGCCCATCTGAGCGAACCGGCCGGCCGTCACCCCAAGACGGAAACCTACCGCAACCTGACCTACACCTGAGAACAGGAGCGCCGTGTTCAGAACCGGGAAGAGGATGTCGTCAAGGGGCCCTGTGGCCGCATCAATAAAATCACGGGCTGACGTTGGGTTATCCCACCATGTCCGCCACTTATTGCCCCACTCCTGCGACTCCCTTTGAATCGCAGTGAAGTCGGGTAGGAAGTCCATTGCCACGGCTGTAGCAATCAGCCCTGACGGTGACAGCCATTTGTCGAACAGGCCCATCATGCCCTGTTCTTCGCCATCAATGTGAGCTTGACCTACACCGGCAGAGATGGCGCCCGTGCGAGTTCCACCCATCGTCTCGGTCAACTGTTGAGACATCATCTCATAGTTGACCTGCTTATACAGGGTCGGCGACCAATGCCTAGAATTCAACTGGTCAGCAGTCAGAAGGCCACGTTCGAACGCCTCGTTCTTCCACTGCGTCGGGGCGTCTGCGGAGAACACGCCCGCTGACTGTTTGCCGCCAAGACCGGCCATCCCACGGCGGACATCGTTCAGTGCGGAGCCAGGAGGTAGGAACCTCTGGCTCTTAAAGTCGTCCGGGGCTGCTGACCTGCCCTCGGAAATGTTGGTGAGCCCACGGCCCTGATTGGCGAGCACATCGAACGATTGCCCTGGCAACTGGTATTGGAAGTTGGCGAATTGTTCCTCTTCGGGGTCCATCATCTGACTGTTAGCCAGAGCCCGAACATCGTCCTGCAACCCAAACAGGAACCCCTTTAGGTCGGCCGCCGACGAGAACGCAGGGTCGATTGCAAGATCGTACCGTACCGGGTCAGGGATAGTTGGGTAGTCCGCTGCGGAATCGACGTCCCGGGTGCCGCTCAACTTCTGATCCAGCCCACCGAAATCGATGGCGAGGTCCGGGGAGGCCAGGTCTGTGGCAGCCGTATCACCGAACGCAAGGTCAGGGGTCATGGGCATCATTTGCGGGCTACCTTCATTGTGAATTCAGATCCAATGTGGTCTAGTACGGTGCGGGCTTTCTCGATCAGCCAAACGGGCTGACCTCTCCCCTTATATTTCTTGACGGTCCAAGCGCCGGCACCGGAACGCTGCAACCAAATCTTGTCGGTGCCTTCATCGGTTTCCATCGGCAACGGTGCACGCTTCTTGTGCCCCACCTCGACAAGAGGTACACCCTCTTCCCTGTGGGTGATAATCATCTGGTTGACACGACCCTCGTCGATATCAACATTCTGCTTACTAGAGAAATGGAGGCCCGTCAAACCATGCTGCGGTTCCTTGTGGACGTGTCCGATGATGTCCTCGTCGACAGTCTTAGCGAACTGGATTTCCGCCATACCGGCCAACATTCCACCACCACCGCCATCAGGTTCGAAGACGTACCCCTTCACCCCAGGAGTTGTCAAAGGTGATTCCACGTTAGCGAAATACTTGGACAAGGACTCTTGACCGAAGTCCGATCCCACATAGACGGTGAGACCGTTCGGGCGGGTCTCATCGATGTTGCCGGTCAACGTCGAGAACTGTTCCTCGCCGTCCCAATATATGAGCTGCTGCGCTTTCTTGAACCCTCGTGGTGCGCCCGACTCAGGGTCGCCCCACACCAGGATCTCTGGAACCTCGTCGCCGGTCAAATCTGCTAGACGTGTCGAGGCTGGCTTGGAGAACTGCAACGTGTCATAGCGTCCCATGGTTTCCCATTCGACAGGTGTCGGTGCGACACGCTGATCGATGAACTTTCCGAGGCCCTGCGAGCTGCGCTTCGAGCCCTTCGACGAGTCAACCACCTCGACGTTCAACCCTTCCTGACGTGCACGGGCCACCCAGGAATCCATGGCGTCGGTGTTGCCGTCCAGGGGCGCCTGGACCAACAGTTTGGCGTCATGCTTCCGGGCTAGGTCGGCGGCCTGATCCAGCTTGTGGTAGGCCACCGGAGGCTGGATCCAGTCATCAGCCGTCTCGGCTGAATACTCCACGACCTTCGCAAGATCTTCCGGCTGGAGGCCACCGTGGTACTGGACCTCGTAGTACCTCTTGGCCGTCGAGTCGGCTGCGCCTGGACGGGGGGCGGAGGCGGCGGACAGGGCGGCGTCGTCGGCGCCGGCCAGTGCGTCTACGCCGACAGGGCGCACACCGCCGGGACTTTCGGCAGCCTGGAGACTGTCACCGAAGGTGACGGTGGCCCTGCCGGCCACCTTCGGCTTCACATGCAGGACGATCTCACCGTAGCCGGCAGTGTCGTTGTGGCTGTAGGCGTCGCCGAGGTACCCGAACACCGGCCGGTCGGCTGTCGCTGGCACGCCAAGCGCTTCTTCGCCGACCGCCCGACGGGCCGGGTCGGACACGCCACGGGACTTGGCGATGTCCGGCTTGAACCCGTCGGTCAGAATGCTGTCGGCGTCCTCGAGTGGGACCCGGACACGCATCATGCCAGGGGCATCCGATCCGATCTCCGCCACCCGCTGCGCTTCAGGCTTCGGTCCAGATCCCGACCCGGTGGCCGTCAAGTCGTAGGGGGAGGCGTCTCGGGGGATCCGGTTGTCCGGTGAGAAGTTCAGGTAGGCGTTCTGCCCTCGAGCCTCTGATGTCATCGCCGACATGGCGTCGTCGGAGTACAGTTCTGCGTGGAGGGCCCAAGCGAGCTCCTCACCGTGCCGGTTGAAATCGTTCTTCGCAGCGTAGTGGCCGAAGTAGTCGTGCACCGCCCGGAACATGTCGTTGTGCATCACACCGGTAGAACCCTCGTTCACGAGGTTGTCGCCAAACAGAGAGACATCCAACTCGTCTGCCATGAGAGGGTTCATACCTTCCTCGGTCTTGAAGACGTACATGTGGTTGTTCTCGTCGAGGTCCCTAAACAGGGCTTGCATGTTGCCGTAAGGGTCATCGTCAGTGAACGTCACCCTGACACCATTCCCTTGCACCATCTCCCGCAACTGATCCACGGTGTCTCGGATGAACGAATCGTAAGACAGGCGAACCGACTCGTTTGTCACGAACTTGGGGAGACGGCTGTACTCGACAGCGATCTTCTCGCCGATGATCGGGTCAGCCCGGAAGTTCTCCGCAGGGTTCACCTCAGGTGCGTCAACGCCACGCATGCGGGCGAACGTCTCGTTCGCTTTCCCGCCACCCACCGCAGGTGTCATGAAGTATTCGGAGATCTTCTCGAGGTCGTCCGCATTCTTCGGGTACACATACAGGTACCGGCGCATCTCGTTGTCGGGTTTAATTTCGAAGTCGTCGATCTTGCTACCCTGCGGTACCGTCCAATGGTCCTTCCCCTTGTCGTCAACCAGTTTGGTGGACACCCCTTTGTGGGGGTCCATGATCTCCACTTGGACGTCGTACTTCTTCTCGAGGTCGTTACGGATCCGCTGGATGATCTGCATCTCATCCTGAACCTTGCCGGTGGCCTGACGCTTCAACGGAATCCCCACTTGCACCGCAAGGTTCCCGTCAAGGATCTGCTGTGGTGTGGTGTTCGGGGTGACCGATCCACCCTGACCGGCGAAGGCGCCCTCAGGGTCGGTGATGTCCCAGGACCTCTGATTCAGATGTTCTTCCACATACCGTACAGAAGGCATACCGAGTTCGACGGGTGCGGTTGGGCCGTACTGTTGAGCTCCGCCGTCGCCCTCGAAGGTTGGCATGGCGTAGGTGCCACGGGGTGGCGAACCGTAACCGGCGACGTCGTAGCCGCCATCGGGAAGCATACTGATCTTCACCTGATGCGCCTGATACCCTTTACCCTTCTTGAGGGTTGTCTTCCCGAAGTCGCCCTTCTTCAACGTCTTCCGCAGGTTGCGCCAATTACTCGCTACAGCCTGGTAGGGGACAAGGCCGGCAGGGTCATCGTTACCGTACAGGGTGTCGATGATCCGCCGGTTCATCACAAGATCCATGCCCTTCTGGCCGAACCCCGCTTTGTTGCCGTGAGGTCGCAGCCAGCCCGGACGGTGGCGCCCGTCAGCGTGGAAGTTGTCGGTGAAGTTCTCTGCGGTCACCTGAGCGAGGCGACGGTACTCCATCCACGTCACAGCCTGCAACTCTTCAGGTGTGAGAGCTTGACCGCCGGGTAGCTCGTCTGCTAGTCTCGCAGAGATGCGGGCTGCCGCTACACGGAACCCTTGCGACAGGCCGTCGTAAGCGCCGATAGTGTCGAGGACTTGGTCGGGGTTCATTGAACCGCCGAACCCAACTTTGAATGCTTGCCTGTCGGAGACCACGGGGAGCCTGCGGCGAAGCTCGTCGCCCGGTACCTTCGAGTAGCCGGTGTCGCCGACCATCATCTCCGCCATCGTCAAATGGCGTTCCAGGATCTCGTCGTCGACAGAACGGTAGATTGCATCTTCGAATGACGGCTGCTTCAGCCCGGACCATTCGTCGGACGTCTTGCGGGAATCGATGAGATCCCGCATAGACTCGCCGGCCTCCCAGCGTTGCCCGATCTCCTTCAATGTCAAACCTTTGTCGCCCGCTCCACGAGTCCAGAAGTCGGACACCTCGTCAGGGTTGAGAGCTTCGACCAGCATCACACGGACAAGGTCGTCCTCGGACAGCTTCCACCCCTTACCCTTAATCTGTTCGTGCACATACTTGATGCGGCCGCCCCGGTCAGCTACCTTCGATTTGGCGTATATGCCGGAAGCCGCCAACACGTCTTCCATCATCCTGTTGGCATCTTTGGTCATCTCGGAGACACGTTGCATCTCCTTGACAGTCTCGGAGCCTTTGGCGACGTTCGTGCGCCAATCTTCACCTGCGGACAGGATCGAAGCGATCGCCACAGACTTGTGCGGGTGGATCCCCGTCTTCGCTGAATCCTCGAGGAGCTGCTGACGGGCTTTAGGGTACCAGTTGCGCCACCAACGGATCGTATCCATCGTCACATGGGTGTCGAAGAACTCTTCCACGTTCATCGAAGACGCCTCAGCCCACCACGACGGATCGTGACGGACAGCGGCAACCATACGTTTCTGCAATTCGGATTGGCTCATCGACTTGTGCGACATCTTCGGCATACGAAGAACGTCGAGTTCCATCGTTTCCTTGTCGAGGTCGATCTTCCCGACTCTGACCAGAGGGGCCAAACGGAGTTCAGGGTGAACGAACGCCTGCGTGAGTTTAGCGTGAGCGACGATACCGTCAGACAGTTTCACCATGTCGTCACTAGGGAGAGTTTCTCCGCTGCGAGCCTTCTTGAACAGGCCGGCCAGTTCGTCGGCACCCTTACCGGTGAGACGGTCTTCTTTGATGGAGGAGTACATGCGTCCGAGCTCGTAGGCGAGAGCCCTATGCCCTGCATCCTCCGACCGGTTATACATTGCGGTACCCATCTTGTGTTCGTCGACCTCGTCGACCAGACGTGCCGCCAACCCCATACCCCAGATCGACATGTGGTCAACCCATTCGCCGTCGATCTCACCCTCGAGAGTGTCAAGGTTCTTGCGGGTCTTGCCCCTAGTGGATCCTACGTCACGCCAGCCACGCATCATTTGACCGTAATGGTCTGCGTCGTTGTCGTCGACAACTTGGAGCATCCGATTCACATGGGAGCTCTGCGTGCCGAACTGGACTTCCGGATCAACCCTTGAACGGTTCAGGACGGCCAGCCGGTTCGACTTCTCGTTGACCGGCCCGTCGCTCAAAGTTGTCAGCGCACGGCGAACTTTTTGGTCGGACGTGTAGTCGGCGATCTTCCCGGCGAGCGAGCCAATCGAGCCCGGACGTTTCGCCAAAGCATTCATGTGTCGTGACTGCGACACATGGTAGGCGTTCTGTAACAGACGGTTCTGACGGGTCAACAGGTTGCCTGTTGCCATCACTCCGCCGAGCATCGGTCCACCTATACCGAGGACACGCTGCCACATGGGGACAGACTCCCCGGCGAACTCGCCAGTGATGGACGCTTGGAGGTCCATGCCCTCACCCAAAGGTGAGAACATTGCTGCCATGTCGGCGCCACGACCGGGTGCACCTGACAGCTGTTGACCTATCCCCTGGTCACGGACTTCGTCGATGTCGCCGCCGACGATACCGCCAGCGATGTCCTCTAGGAATCCCACGTCAGACCTGTGCTTCTGTTAGGGTCTTCACCCACAGCTGCGCCCACTCCCGGGTCTCATCTGAGACTTGAGGGCTGGTAGCCAGGGCGATCAAAGTTTCTAGCCGCTGCTGCTGAGCAGACATCTGTGGCTGCTCGAACGACATCGGAGAAGACGCCTGCGTGTTCGCAAGGATGCCCTCTTGGGGGCGTTCCGTTGGGGCCAGCAGCCCTTCCGGCACACCGGACGGGGCCATAGGTCCGCCGCCACCCAGATTTGGGGGAGGCAACGGTACCTGAGGGCTCCCGCCACCGGGACCGGGAGGCGGTCCAACCGGTGCGGGACCCCCGGGGCCCTCAGCCATGGGAGGCAAAGAACCCTTCAGCCTGTCTAAGGCTGCGCCCTCACCATAAGTCCCGGACTCCGGCTTGTTGACCGGATTCGGGATCTTCTCTATCTCATCTGTGGGCATCAAGCCGCTCCGTTAGCGGGACCCATAATCTGGGTTCCGATCTTTCCACCGGGACCAGCGTCGGAACCGAGGCGTGCGAGAATGTCAGGTGCAGGAGGTGCAGGAGGCATAGGCATACCGCCACCCTCAGGGCCACCCATACCGGGAGGTCCACCCATACCACCGGGAGGCATAGGCATACCGTCAGGGCCCACCTCCATCGGCATACCCTCCGGACCCATACCGGGCATCAAAGGAGGACCACCGAGGCCAGGATCCATAGACCCGGCCATCGTCTCTTCCTTCGGCAACACGATGTACTCTTCGTACAGGTCGAACAGGTCGCCGCCATTGCGGCGGGCCTTAGCGATCTCGATGAGAGCACGTTCAGGGATCGTTGCGGCCTGCAAACCTTCCAACATCTTGGCGAGAGCCATATCCCGGAACTGTTCCACGTCAATCCGTTCACGTTCAGTAGTCACATCGGAGACACCTTCGATGTTCTCCTGGACGAACGACCTTGAAATGAGACCGGCGCCCTGATACTGTAAGTGTAACACGGCGGACTGTGCGGCATCCCTACCCAACCCGAGACCGTAATCTGCGTGGATGCGGTGGTTCATGTCGATAGCTTTCGTCGAATACTCTTCAACGAACTGCTGGTTGCGGAGAACACCTGTGATCTGCCGGTTACCCGGGTACAGGGCCTTGTCCGTCATAAAGCAGATGCGGAGCGACTGCTCGAGCATGTACTTCATCGTCAGATGGTACTGTTTGATCGCCGTGTTCATCACGCCGGCTGTGGCTTCAACGAACTTTGCTGAAGCGATAGCCTGATCCACGTCACCGGGACGACTCTTAGGCCAACGCCCACCCATATGCACTGCTTCCTGCAATGCTTGGAGGTCTCGCTGCACGTCGAGGCTGGACACTGCGGGCGGTACACGCCCGATCTGGCCGGCAGGGCCGAGCTCAATGTAGGCGCCACCACCCCAAGGCATAGTTCCGATCAGGTCTTTCACCCAAATATCGGAATACACTGCCTGATCTGCGTAGTCGAGCACGACGCCCATGAGGCGGACGTGCGCTGCGAACGGGCCGATCACCTGATCGAACTGTCCACGAGCCTCACCGTCGAAACTGTTACGCTGCCCGATGACAACAGGGCAAACATCCGAAGGGTTCGTTATCCGCTCAAACTCGACAGCATGCTTCGACACCCCGGAAGTGCGGCCAAGGCCACCAACCTGCCCGGAAGCGCCGGTAGAGGAGAACACGCCCGCTGTGACCCAGGCTTCCTCATCGAAATACTCGATGAGGGTGACGGTGATGTTGTGATCCCCGGCGATACCCTCTTCAACGTGTAGGCCGTTGCCGTAAATGTAGTCACGGAGCAGCATCGACCACTCGACAGGCAGCTGAGATTCGTACAGCTCACGGGCAAAGATGCAGCGGCGAACGACATCACCCTGACGCCATCCTGGCTCAGGGTAACAGGTCCTCATGTCCCGACGTTCGATCAGAGGAAGTTTCTGATCCGGGTCCGGGAGCACCACCCAAGCTGCGAACCCGCCACCAGCGAGGTCGAACATCGTTTGGGGGACCATAAGGTCGATCTTCGAGGCGGTCAGGTATCCGGCTGCGATGCGTTCCATCTTGTCAGCGGACTCACGGGCCTTCTTCGTACCGCCGGCAGGGTCTACACGGACAGAAGGTACCAGAGCGGCAGCCTCAGCGGTGTCCTCGAGGGCCACCTGCACGAGGTTAGGGGAAACAGAATCGATACCCTCATCGTCAGGGTCGAACACGGACAGGTCGCCACGCACCACCTTGTCCAAAGTGTCGATACGGTCATCACGGTCGGAGTGTCGGGAGCGGAACGACTGCCAGATCTCTACAAGTTCGTCACAATTGATGCCCGGGACCTCATATACGTCGCCGTACTCGTCGACCTTAGCGTGCATCTTCGGCCTCTATGACAACCTGTTTCTCGTACTCGTTCATTTCACGGCCCTCTCGGAGTCGAAACCCTGCTGCTCTCACGTCTTCTTCGCCGGCATCCTTAGGCGCATGAAAGTAGACTGGTCTGCCGGTCTTGGTGATTACACCACAGACCATCTGCCCCTCAGGACAGTTCGCTTTAGCCGACAGATAGTCGGCCTCGTTAGCGGCTTTCTCAGCTTCGGTGGGTTCAGGCGCTTCGGACATCAACCTCTACCCCGCATCCGGCTGTTCACCCCACACATTGGGGGGTACGTTCACTGGTCGGGGGGCGTTCTTGTCCGATCCTGTCGCTTCCATCATCGGTTCGCCCGGACGGCCGACCATAGCTCTGGCAAGGGATCCAGAGCGTGCCTGCTTGCCCCTATGCTGGTTGCCGAGACCCGGTTGAGAGATCATGTCTTCAGCGAAAGAAACCAGTGACCGTCTACGCCTGATACGGGCCGGATATTTGTCCGCCCTGTCATCAAACATGGGCAGATGGGGCCGCTCGAGCGCCTCCTTCATAGCGATATGGGTGAACCAGAACGACATCACCCTGTCCGAGGTGACCGCCATAGGGAACCCGAGGAGCTCCTCCACGAACGGCTGAAACGCCCGCTGCGTAGGAGCGTTACCCCACGGAATGGAGATCAGCTGCGCCTCGAACAGCGGTGCGATAGATTCGACACCGAACTGAGGGTCCCACTTGTTCCTATGAGTCGTATGAGGCACAACACGCACCCCATGCTGGGCCAGTTCCTTCACGATCTCCGGGGTTTGCACGATCTGCGCCTGAACGCCGTTCACCTCGACCCTGAACTCCGACAACGGGTACTCCTGCGCCCAATCGAGCATCTGCTGCTTCATACGGGGCGCCTTCATCTGCCGCTCCGCCACCTGATCGATCAGATACCGGATACCCGTCTGAAGGTCCACACCCACAAGGGTGAGGGCCGTGAAACCGCTGTTCTTCCCCGTACCAGCCGGATCCAAGCCCGCAATCAGCTTCCAATTCGGATTGTACTGGCCCAACACCCGCTGAGTGTCCTTACACAGATCGATAGACTCCTCAGTGAACGACGCCCCCTCACCCGGCGAGTCGACATTCTGGAAGACCAGCTGGAAGTCGGCGTTCTTCATTTCGGTGCGGTGAGTCAAAGCCTGAGTGTACGGGAAATGCTCAGGCCACAACACCTTCTCCTCCACGTCATCCAAGATCAACGACTTGCGTATCACCCGATACCCCTGCCGCTTCTGCAACGTCGCATAAATGTCACCGGGCATCACACGGGTCCCAACCCACACAGCTTTGCCCCTCTTACCGATACGGGTCAAGGCCTCCTTATCGAACCACTCCATCATCCCCGCCACACGGTCCGGGTTCTTCTGATTGTCGATAGTAGCGACGTCATCGAAGATGATCCAGTCAGCACGGGCACCATACACCTGCTCGCCCACACCCAAAGCCCTCACAGAAGGGTCCTTCTCCATCGTCGTCCGCTTCGCCACGTTGAACTGGGTCGCAGACCAAATCTGATCCTTACCACCCGAACGGAACGGACCGAAATCGTCGATCAGGTTCCCCTCAGCCCCGACATACAGATCCTCGTTCGTCATCAACTCCTGAATGGCACGGGAGAACGCCCGGGCCATAGTCGCAGACTTCGACACGATCAGAAAACGCAGATTCGGGTCATAACACAACTGATACAACGTCCACTTCACCGTAATCAAAGTCGACTTCGCATGATACGGCGGCAAGTTCACCAGAATCCTGGCAAGACCCTCCTCCAAGGCATCCACAATCTCCTCATGGAACGGAGGCGCCGCATGGCGCTCCTGACAATCCGGACACAACACATGCCCGAAATACCTTCGCTCCCACTCCCAAAACGGCATACGGGTTTCACCCGTCACCCCCTCCGCCGGCGCCTTAGAACGGATCCCCTCAACCCGAACAGCCTCAGCCTCCCGGAACAACTTCACCTTCCCCGACAAATGCTGCCGAGACACCCCCACCCTCTTCGCCACCTCAGACTGCGTAAACCCCTCATGCACCACAAGACGACACGCCTCATCAAACCTACGAGTCTTCGACCACTTCTCAAATTTACGATCCATACTACCCATAACCCCACATGCGGTCGAGAAACTTCTAGCACTCCCGCAGGTGTGGCGGCTATCCTCAGGGTAGGCTGTTCCCGTCACGACCACTATTGGGGTAGTAGATAGGACCTGTTCCTCGCCGGCTTGCGACCGGTTGCTGCCCGTCAGAGGGGTCGTCTTCTGCTACCACCGATCAGGTAGCCCCGTCAGAGCCATCGGGGGAGCGTAGCACGAGATCCCGAGCGATACAGGGGGGCGGTACCCGGGCTTCCTGTCTACAGACATCCAACGTCCGCCAGCTGGAGCCCCACCAGGGGGCTCCGAGCTAGGGACAGCCCAAACGTATGGCCCACCTACGGTGGGAACCTAGACAAACCGGGTTTAAGACGGAAACCGACAAGCCAACAAGACAGCAACCCGACAGACGTCCAGGAACACCCATGTCACAATGTCACCCACACCCTAAGCTACCCCTCCGTATAGCAGCATGACTGCGTTTTATGGACCCCCCCTTCGGAGAGTGTGCATGCAGGCATGCACCCCCCCGGGGGGCCCTGCTGCGGCCAGCTTGCTCGACGAGCTGGCGCCGTCGAGCAGTCCGGGTGGCAGGGGTCCAGCAGCTGGCCCCCGCCCGCTGCCAGCCATGCCATGGGGGTACCAGCATGCTTGCAGCAGGCAGCACACATACATATATAGGCAGCGATCAGCCTTCGGTGTGTGTCGGGTGGTG